AGCCGATTCTGCAGGCGCAGAAGAATCTGTGCGGCAGCGCGGATGGATGGTTGGAAGAGTATGTCAGCGCATACAGCGCCGAGCGAAAAGCGCAAGTCGAGCAGTTGCAGGCAGCCGAACTGGAAAGCGAGATCGATGAATGGACGGAATCGCTACCCGGAAAGCTAAGCCTTGAACTGGAAAATTTCTACCTGGAGGATGATTATGCCTGAAAAAACCAAGAGCCTGTTCCCGGCGCTTTATTCGCTGCCGGTTGTAGACACCCTGAATCTACCCTCACGGGCTGAACTGCTGCCCAAGATCGAGAGCGGCGAGCTGGAACACCTGGATTTCACCGCGCAAGTGTTCGGGACCGGCAGGATGCGCAACCCGTACCTGTTCAAAGATGATGACCTGCCAGGGTTTGCAGCGTCGTTTACAGGCAGACCGTTTCTGCGCAATCACGATGTGTCAGATATCGACGCGCGGGATGGAACGATCCTCGCTTGCCGCTTCAACAACGGTGTGTTTGTGCAGGATATCCGGCTGACCACCCGGCGCGGCATGATGGATTACCTGGAGGGCAAGATCGACCGCTTTTCCATCGGTTGGTTTTATGACGATTGCATTTGCTCGATCTGTAATTCCTCTTATTTTGGATCAACTTGCAGCCACCTGGCGGGTCGCCGGTATCAGAGCGCCAATGGCGAACAGACCTGCAATCTGATCTTCATCAGCCCGGTTGGCAAGGAAACCAGTGCGGTGAATGTGCCAGCCGTGGAAGGTACGGGAATCGTTGCAGCGTTGCAGGAGCTGGAAGAAGCCGCATTACATGAACTGCAACTACTGAAACAAGAAGTCACCGGCAGCCAGGCAGAAAGCCAGGCAGCCGTGGAAACAGTCGAGACGAATGCGAATCTGACGCCAGGGCAGGCGCCCGAAGCGGCAGAGCAAGGCAACCAACAGGCGCAGGCGCGCCTGGATGTGCTGATGCGCCGCGTTCAGATCGGCGAACAAAATCTAATCGAAGGAGAGCATTTCATGACCGACAATTTACGCGAAATCAAGAAACAACGGGCTGAACTGGTCGCCCGGGCGCGTGCTATCGTGAACCTGGCTGACCAGGAACAGCGCGATCTGAGCGACGCCGAACGCGCCGAGTTTGCTGAAATCATGGGCGAGGGCGAAAACAAGGGCAAGGTAGCTGCCCTGGATGAACAGATCACGCGCATTCAGGATGAGCGCGCGCGCCTGACGGAAGCCGAGCAAAGTCTTGCGCAGCGCTCCGAGGCTGAAAAACCGGACGGCAGCAAGGCCGCCATGTCGCGCAGCGCGTTTGACGCCATGAGCGCCAAAGAACGCATGGAGTACGTCAACAAAGGCGGGCAAATCGCCGAGTAATCGGTGAGAAAACCCAAAGGAAACGAGGACATCAATTATGACTAATACGCTTACCAATTTAATCCCCACCATCTATAAAGCGGTGGACACCATCAGCCGCGAGCTGGTGGGCATGATCCCGGCGGTATTCATCGATTCTTCGGCTGATGAAGTGGCCAAGGGGCAGGAAATCCGTTATTCGATTGTGCCCGCCTCAAGCGCTGCGGACATCGTGGCTTCTGCCACGGGTCCCGACCCCGCGGACACCGACATAGACAGCGACACCATGACCATCAGCAAAGCCCGTTCGGTAACCTTCTACTGGACGGGAACCGAGCAAAAAGGTCTGGGCAGCCAGTTCCAGCAGATCTTGCAGCAGCAATTTGAGCAGGCCATGCGCACCCTGACCAACGAGGTGGAAGCCGACCTGGCTGGTTTGTATAAGTATGCGTCGCGCGCCTGGGGCACGGCTGGAGACACGCCTTTTGCCAGCTCGCTGGATGCCACGGCGAACCTGCTCCGGATCCTGAAAGACAACGGCGCTCCTATTGGTAATTTGCAACTGGTGATCAACACACCAGCCGGTGCGGCTTTGCGCACCCTGTCGCAATTAACCAAAGCCAATGAAGCGGGCAGCGATGCTCTGGTACGCCAGGGTATTTTGCTCGACATTCACGGCTTCAAGATCCGTGAATCGGCGCAGATTAAGAGTCACGCCAAGGGTGGCGGCGGCAGTTATGTGGCAAACGGTGCGCATGCGGCAGGAATCACCGATGTGGTCTTGAAGACCGGCAGCGGTGCGGTGCTGGCCGGCGATGTGGCCACCTTTGGCAGCGATACTACCAATAAGTATGTGGTGAAAACCGGCATTACTGAACCCGGCACCGTCGTCTTGAACAAGCCTGGTTTACGCGCAAATGTGGCAGACGGCGGCACGTTCGCCATTGGCAACAGCTATGCGGCCAACCTGGCATTTGACCGCAACGCCATTCACCTGCTGGCGCGTGTGCCTGAAATGCCCCAGGGCGGCGACGCAGCCGATGATGTGATGGTGGTGGCTGATCCATTGAGCGGCCTCAACTTCCAGATTGCCATGTACCGCCAGCGCCGCCGTGTGGCGTACGAGGTGGGTCTGGCCTGGGGCGTGAAAGCCGTCAAGAGCGAAAACATCGCCATTCTGCTTGGATAAAGAAGTAAGGGCACGGTCAAACCATGCCAGTACAAGTCTATCAGGGTGCGGGCTATACCCGCACCCATAATCTAACGAGGTGAAAAATGGCAGGCAATAGTAATCTGGTCTGGATGGAAAAGGATGCCGAGGCAATTGCGGTGAATCCTTCCACGGTGGAAGCTCATAAAAAATTGGGCTGGAAAGAAGTGGCGCGCAAAGAAAAACCGGCTGCCACCAGCAAAGAAAAGCCGGAAAAGGCCGTGGACAAAGTTGAGGCTGCCACGGCTGAAGACGCACCTGAGAAATAACGCCCATGCCGACCATTCGCGTGATCACTGCACCGGCTGTCGAGCCCGTTTCTGTGGAAACGGTGCGCGCTTTTTTGCGCGTGGACGGCGAACAGGATGACCCCCTGATTGCCTCGCTGATCCAGGCTGCGCGTGAAGAGTGGGAACGGATTGCCCGGCGAGCGTGCATCACCCAGACGTTGGAACAGGTGGTGGACTGCTTCCCGGAGGATTACCGCCTGCAGGTGCTGCGCCCCCCGCTGCAGAGCGTGGAATCGGTGAAATACATAGACCGCGACGGCGTGGAGCACACCTGGACGAATTACCAGGTGGACAGCACCAGCGATCCGGGTGTGATTTTGTTTAAGACTCTGCCAGGGGCATCCCTGCTGGAATCGGGCGCGGTGCGGGTGCGGTTTACAGCCGGATATGGCGATGCAGCCAGCGACGTGCCCGAACGGGTGCGCAACGACATTACACAGTTGGCAGCCTACTGGTTTGAAGAACGTCTGAGCGGCGAGGTGCCCATGCACCTGCAATTACGTTTCAGATCTGAACGGACGGTGTGGTTCTGATGGCTTACAACCCCGGCAGGATGAGGGACCGTATCCAGGTTTTTGTACGCACGCTCTCGAGCGAGGGCGATGTAACCATTGAAATCTGGACGAGCCTGTATGCCACCCTGTGGGCGCAAGCCGAAGAGATGCGCGGCACCAAGCTGATGGAAGCCGGAGCCTATACCGACATCGGGCAGGCCAAGTTCTGGATCCGCGACACGACAACCGCCAGAGCAATCACACCCACCGGTTACCGCATTGTGTGGAACGGCAAGACCTGGAATATCCAGAGCAATGTGCCGCTGGCCATCGAGCGCGGTCTGCGCGAGGTGTACTGCGTGGAGTGGGTGAAGGAATGAGTGTGGAGCTGGAAGCGCCCAACCTGGATGAGTTTATCCAGGTGGTGGACAAGCTGGATGAAAAGGTGCGCAAGCAGGCGCTGAAGCGCACCCTGGAAACCGGCAGCGGTGTAGTGGCGGCTGGAATCGGGAAGGTTGCGCCGCGGTCAAAACAGACGCGCGGTCCCAGCGGCCGGCAGAGCTGGCGCACCGGCAAACACGCCGCTGAAAATGTGAAGCGCAGCACGCCACGGGTGACCGAGTTTGAAGCCAGCACCACGGTCGGCTGGGAAACGGGAGCCAATGATCCGTATTTCTACATGAAGTTCAGCGAATTTGGCCGGTATTACAGCCGTGTTGGTTTTCGGGCAAATCCGTTCATGGAATTTGGACTGCAGCAATCGGAAGGCGAAGCAATGGCCGAAATGGAACGCACTTTGAGAGAGGAGTTGGGACTTGGCGGATAAACGACTGGCAATATTGGCCAAACTGAAAGCAGACAGCACCATCGCAGGAATCGTGAACCATGCAACGCTGGGGTTGTAAATTTTCCTGTGGATGTCGCCCAATGAAGAGGTCTTTCCCCGCATTGTGGTGCGCGAGGTGGACAACGCCAGCAACCGGGCAGCTGATAACTTCACCATCTGGAGCCGCCAGACGTATGAAATCTCCTTCACGACGCCCACCAACCAGGTGGAGAACTTCATCTCGCTGTGCAATGCCATCCCAGACGCCATGAAAGCCATTGGCGGCAGGCTGATCGGCAGCGGCGGCGACACCCTGATTGCCGAACACAGGATTGTCAACAAGACACAAACATTTGAATTTTATTCCGATGAGGAAGAAGAGGAGTAAACAATGGGAAAAGCTTACCCGGGTGTAGGTTTAACCAATTTTCATTATGCACCCATCACGTATGATGCTGCAACCAATGAGTTGACGTATGGCACACCGGTGCGAATTTCCAACGGCGTGAGCATCAACGAATCGCCCAGCAACAACCAGGAAAAGTTGTATGGGGATAATACACCGGCATTTGTCGCAAGCAGTAAGGGCCCGCGTGAGATCACCATCGAACAACCTGCCATCACTGCCGCGGATAAAGCAGCTTTGCTGGGTATGACCCTGGACGCCACCAGCAAGGAGTTAAC